TGTAAAAATATTGCTCTTCCATCGGTTAATGTCCTGTTGCTTCCCAGAATAACGGGAAGTTCTGGTTTGCGTTTAGCCGCGCGGTCGTATTCGAAAATTGCGAAACCGAGCATTCAAGCGTACCGGCTATGTTTGCCGTATAGGGTGTAACCTGAATATTCCGGCACGCATTCGGGAACGCGATCGGAAACGTGATGTTCTGATATCCGCCGGTCTGGTTGGTATAGCCCCACTGGCGAATACGCCCCGTAGTGCCGTCGCGCTCCCAGCCGTTCTGGCCGAGGCTTGCCGTATTTTTCAGGTTATACCGGGCGTCGGATTCGGCTTTCGTGTATGACCCAATCGACCCCGCCGAAATGGTGATATTGGCCGTGCCATTAAATGCCACGCCGTTGATGGTTCGGGCGGTCTGCAGTTGGGTCGCAGACACCGCATTACCATTCGATGGCAGTGCGCCAATCTCAGCCGGGGTGGGCTTGTTTGCCGCGTCATATTGCTTACCCCAGCCTGACCACGTACCGCCGTACATTGTGCGGATATAACTACGTGAATTGTTATAGGTTCGGTAAATCTGCGTTATTCCGGCATGCTTCAGGACTTCAAGCGAACCGGCCACCGCTTCCGGATAATTTGCCCCGGTTTGCGCCTGCGCGTTCGCTGGCTGGTAATACTGGCCGGGCGCAGTGTAATCATTCAGATTTGACGCATTACCAATACCAACTGAATTTTTGAAAATATCCGAGGGTAACAGCTCGATATCCTCCGATAGCGCGCGACCACTGACTTTCCTCGCCGAGGGTACGCGTCCGTTTGCATTATCGTTAGCTGCCTTGACCGCTTTCGGCGTCGCGGCCACCGACTCAGATTCGCTGTCGACCGCGCTGCTCAGTTGCACGATGCCTTTCTGCGCCGTGGTCGCGTCCTGAGCCGTATATTTACCCTTAGCAAGGTCATACGCCGCCTTGACCGCTTTCGGCGTCGCTGCGACGCTCTCAGACGCGCTATCGGTCGCGCTCGATAGCTGGACGATACCTTTTTGCGCCGTGGTGGCGTCCTGAGCGGTGTATTTACCCTTCGCAAGGTCATATGCCGCCTTAACCGCTTTCGGCGTCGCTGCGAGCGCCTCAGACTCGCTGTCGGTGGCGCTGCTCAGTTGTATGAAACCTTTTTCCTTCAGAGAGGCGTCAGGATGCCGACGCGACTGCTCATGCTCCGCGAGTTTATCGTCGATATAATCCTGCGTGGCCATCACCATTGTCGTATCGATGGCCAGCTCGACCGACTCGATATCGCTCACCATGATGACCATGCGCACCGTCTGCGCGCGCCCTGAGCCCTCGACCAGCTCCGGCTTATAGCTTTCTGCCATATTGCCGACGGCAATCAGCGTGCCGGTGTCGTCATAAAGCCCTGTTTCACGCATCCAGAAACCGCCCTTTTCCGGCGGAATGACCAGCTCGGCGATGACGTAATTTTTATTCTTTTTGTCCAGGCTGATTTTATTCAGCGCATAACGCCAGACCTCATTAACAAGCTTTGTTTGCCCGGCATTAGGCTCGGGCAGTTTCCCGCCACCGTCGCCGACGGCCATCGCCGCAAAGTTCACTTTCTTCCCGTTAGGGAGGGTCGCCGCCGCCAGTTTCGCCGCACCGGCTTTGGTGATTACCGTTTTATATTTCACTGTCATATTGCTCTCACTTAGCCCGGATAGATGGTGATAATGTCGCCGTCATAGGTCAGGGCACCGACGTACAGCGAGCCCGGCACATCCTGAATAATGTTAAGGCCGATTAGGTGGCGGCTTGCCGGTTTGGCGTCATCAATGAGCCGCTCCATTTCGTAATACATTTCTTCGGTGATGCCGGTTTCCAGCACGCCAATATCAAGGCGAAAGGTACCGGGCGGGTCGCTGGTCTCCCACCACTCGGACACGTTAATCAGGTAGCCGAGCGGCTCAACAACGCGGCGCACTGCGCCAATCGTTCCCTTGTGCGCATGGATAAACCTCGCATTGCGGATCACCTCGCGTTTTGTTTCCTCCGGCCAGCCACTATCCCAGCGGTCAACCGAAAACGCCCAGGCAAGCCACGGCAGCAGATTGACCGGGCAGTCGTCAGGGCTCCACAACCGGCGCAGGGGGATCGGGGTGCTTTCGATAACGGCGCAGGCCTGAGCCGCCGCCACCTCAAGCGGCGACGAGCCCGTCGGCAATAATCTGGTTTTATTCATCGTTACCCCCGACCGTTACGCTGTATGCGGTGCAGTACGACGCCTGCGTCGCATCGAGAACAATGTCGGTCACCGGCGCGGCCAGCTCGACGCGCTGCACGCCCTCGACGTGAAGCGCGGCATAGATAGCGGATTTGCGGATATCGCGCCCGAGCCGGTGCTGTGCGGTGATATAGGCCTTGAGTTTGTCTTTTGCCGCATTGATTACCGGCTCACTTTCAGGGCCAGGGTACAGATAAAGCGCGGCCTCGATGGTGTAATCGACAATGTCGGCTGACTGCACGGTCACGCGGTCGGCAACCGGGCGAACGTCTTCATCATTCAGCGCTACGCGCACCACGGCGAGCAGCTCGTCGGATGCCGCGCCGTTACCCTCACGCGACAGCACCGACACGGTGACGCAGGCAGGCTCCGGGCTGATGACGGAAATATCCGCGACCCGTCCGTCGGCGCTGCGGCCATGAAACTGATACGCACCGGTAGACCCGGCGGTCGTCAGCCCCTCCGGTGCCTGCTGAATGCGCAGGCGATAATCGGTGTCTGACTCCATCTCGGCAGGCGTCGGCGGCAGCGTGGTCTCATCTGCAGGCGTGATGACTAAGCGCTCCACGCCGGAATTAGCGCCTAACTGGTCAAGGTCAGTTCCTGCTGAATAGGCCAGCATGACCGCCCGCGCCGCTTCATTAACACGCTGACGCCAGATAACCTCCCTGTAAGCGTTCTCCTGCAACAGCTTCACAAGCGGTTCAGACTCAAGCGTCAGAGTGCGCGCGATCGCCTCCTGCTGGTCTTCGGGATACAGCGAGACGAGCGTCGCCTTGCGCTCGTCAAGGATGGTTTCATAGTCCAGTTCTTCCACGACATCAGGCGCGGCGAGCTGGCTCAGGTCTACAATTGCCATAGCGTTTAACTCAGTGGAATGGTGATGGAAAAGGGCTGGCCGGACGCCGAGCGCGTGCCGGTAATATCGACATACAGCCCGCCGTCATTCTCTGCGCGCTCAAAGGTGATGGATGACAGGCTGATGCGTGGCTCCCACTTCTGGATCGCGGAATAGCACACGGCCATAATCTGCAGTCGCAGCGCCGGGTTTTGCGGCAGGTCAATCAGCGAGGAAAGCAGCGAGCCGTATTCGCGACGCATCACCCGCGAGCCAATGGGCGTGACGAGGATGTCGCGCACGCTCTGCCTGATATGCTCAGCTTCAGAGATACTGAGGCCGGTCTGGTTATTCATGCCAAGATAGCGAACCGTCATTTAATCCCCTCCGTCCATTCTTCGCCGCCCTTCACGCCGCCGTGGTCGTGGTCATCCACCTGCACGCCGTTAGAAGTAAATTTCCCGCCGGTGTGGGTGATATTCCCCTTCATCGTTCCGCCTTTCTGCACTTCGAGTGAGCCGGTTATCAGCTTGTTGGTGCAGACCACTTCCGGCGTATCGAGCGTGATGCGGGTCTCGGCCTTGACCATCACCACCGGCACGGTCGCTGTAATGGATTCTGACGCGGTCACGTCGGCAGTGTTGATACCGGACACGGTAAGCGCCCCGCTTTCGGGGTCGTACTCGATAACCGCCCCGTCGGGAAAGGCGATATGAAAGGCATCGGGCGAGGCTGACGGCGCGGGGTTGTCGTCCGAGAAAATGCCGGGCAGCACAAATGCGGTGTCGAGCTCGCCACCTATCGCAAGCAAAAGCACCTGCTCGCCCACCGAGGGAGCCCACCACGACCGCGAACGACCGGCGCGCGCCGTCAGCCAGTTGAGCCACGTCGTCTGGATTCCCCCGGTCTGGACACGACAGAGCCCTTTGACGGGATCGACGTCGGTCACAATGCCGGTGCGAATGAGATTGCGGATCGCGCGAGCGATTTCCTGCAGAGAATTTAAATTGTTCATGGGGAAAGGATGCCGCCAGACATAACCAACGGCAATCTAAGGGAGTTTTATAGGCGTTGACACAACGTTTAGCGATTCAGTTGTAAAAAACCATCTATGGAAAGCAGCCTCAAAATTAAATTATGAAACCATTTGTAACTCAAAGATTAATACGCCTAAGCTTTTCTTCAATTTTACAGTAAACTGGGTCGTTAGTGTAATTGAAGGTATTATTCAGCAAGGTTTCTAACACGTTAGTCTTGTTGAAAAAATTATTAA